GCCATCGGGAAGCGTTTCGGTGTTGCTCCTGAGCGTTGGGTATTCGATCGTGGGGGTGGCGGCAAGCAACATGCCGATCGGTTACGAGCAATGGGGTATGAGTGTGCTTCCATCGGTTTTGGTGAGGGTGTGGTAGATCCACAAGCCTGGAAGCGTACTGCGGACTATATCCCGAAGAAAGAAGTGCGGGAGGCTACAGAAGAGAGGTACATCTACAAGAACCGTAGAGCCGAGATGTACGGCACGCTTAGGCTTGCATTAGATCCGACTGTGTTGCAAAATGGCTTCGGGCTACCAAAAGAGTTGATTCGGGTGAAACGGTTGGACGGTGGACCTTCCCTCAGAGATCAGTTAGAGATACTACCGCTGCTCTACGATCCTGAGGGAAGGCTCTACTTGCCGCCTAAGCAGAAGAAGAATGCGGACGACAAAACAGTCACGATCAAAGATATGCTGGGCGACTATAGCCCAGACGAGGCAGACGCGCTTGTGCTCGCCTGCTATGGAATGACCTTTAAGAGTCCTCCAGTCATCAGGAGTATGATATGAGCAAAGAGCCAATCGTGAATCCGTTTACTGGAGAAGTGGTGGCGAACTTCAGTCTTAGGGGAATCGGAGAGGTATTTGACCTGGGAAGGAAGGCCCAGAAGCTCGGTCAGATGGCAGGAACTAAGTCAGGTGCGGTTGAGTCCAGGTGGGCTAAACTTCGCGGTAAAGACGCTGGTCTCTCTAGGAGAGCTTCCAGAAGGATCTACCGAGCCGGTGCTGGAACCCAGAAGGCCATAGAAGCCGCGAAGAAGCACTCCTTCAAGACGGGAGTGGCGACTGGTGCGGTTGCTGGTGCTGCCTCTACAGGAGCCGCCATGAAGTACTCCAAGTCCAAGAAGAAGCAGATGGCTCACAACATCCTCGGCATGGCTCTGGGAAAGGTCAGGAACCCTCTGCAAGATGCCCTCACCAAACCCTTCCGCAAGAAGAAGACCACTGTCGGTGGCGTGCTGAAGGGCGGACTCACAGGCGTTAGGAACGAGAGCCATCTTGGCCTCATTACGCCTTCCAAGGCTAGGAAGCGTAAGCTCATCTCTTCTGCAGAGCAAGATGCCAAGAAGAGGGGATTGGTCCTCAAGCCCGTCGGGAGCTTCAGATGACTCTTGGACAAATCGCTTACGAAGCCTACTGCAAGTTCAGTGACAACAAGTCTCTGGTCTCTGGGCAAGAGCTACCAAGCTGGGGAAACCTCAACAGTCGCATTAAGGCTGCTTGGGAAGCATGTGCTAAAGAGGTTGGCAGGTATGTGATGACAGAATTGGCAGACCTTGCCAAAGGAGACTAGGTGGACAAGCCTAAGACCATTGCTGACCTGGGCGACAACACCGAACGTGATAAGCCCATTATCGGCAAGTCCATGATAGACCATGGACCTAAGTCGGTAAGTCGTCGCATTGAGGAAGCCCAGAAGCGGCATGAGGAAGAGCAGAAGCTGCTAGAGGCTGGCGGCTATGACTATGGCGGCACAGAGGCTTTCGAACGAGCCATGAGGAACGTGGGGAGATGGTGATGATTCTAGTCAATCCATTCACTGGCCAAGTGCTTATCAACGCCAACCCTAGAGGCGACAATCAGTACATCAATCCCGATGGGCCTAGCCAGAAGCCTGTTAGAACAGCGAAGCATCTCGTTAAACGTCTGACTGCTGGCGTGCTAGGACCTGTCTCGGCAGATCGTGTTGCTGGATTTGCACTGCCTGACGACAGTCTAGTGGGAGGCCTGGGCAAGATGCATGAGGATCTGGTGCGAGAGGATCCTGAGAAGTTCGGAATGGACAGAGGAGACATGCCAAGAGATCCAGTGGCCAAGGCTATCTCCAAGGGAGCCATACGCTTTCGTGGAGTTTCCCTAGAGCTCGACTCTAGCAGACACACTCCAGGGAAGATTGGCATGATGATCTCCAGCGGTAAGTTGCCCTCTACTACCGAAGGTCATGTCTACATTGACTCTGCAGACTTCAATGGTGCAGCCCATGTGGATGAGTTGCTGATGGCCAAGTCTTGGAGACATCTAGCTTACGGGAAGAAAAGACTAAGATAAGGAAATAAGAATGCCCACAGCAGAACGCAAGCGCCTGGCCTTGGAGCAGATGGCCAACTCCAAAGACTTCGTCATGAACGCTGAGTTCCAGGCCAAGTTCTTAGACCTCGTGCAAAACGAGTTCCTTAGTCGTGGAGCTTTCATTCAACGCTGGATGGACCCACGTCGGGACTACAACCGTGAGTGCGGCTATCCCGAGACGTATGAGATCACCAGTGAGAAGTGGCAGGACTACTACGAACGTCATCCCATTGCTGCCCGCGTTGTGGAGATCATGCCTAGCGAGTGCTGGCAGATAACGCCAGATCTGTACGAGGTTGATGACCCCAACGTCAACACTCCGTTCGAACAGGGCTTTAAGGACTTGGCTGGGGACCTGCGTGGAGTCCAGTCGTACTACAAGCCTGAGGAAGAGGTCGTGCATCCGCTGTGGGAGTACTGCCGACGGCTAGACATTCTCTCAGGAATTGGTCAGTTCGGTGTGATGCTGCTAGGGTACGACGATGGCATTTCCCTGAACCAACCTGTAGAGGGTTGGCAAGAGCCAGAGGTAGGGAACATCACCTGGAACCAAGAGGCACTGCCTTTCCTCAGAGAGTTGTCCAAGCACTTCCATATCACCGCTAACGGTGAGCTAATATGGAATGCACCAACTCCCGATGAAGAAGAGCAGTTGAAGAAAAAGTCCAAGTCTGTGCCTGAGGCAACTAACGGCAAGAAGCCCAAGGAGAAGAAGGTCACCGACAAGGAGAACATGCAGAGCTCAGAAGGCTATCTGCCTCCAGAGCCTACAGGGAAGTCCATGCCTAGTCCTGCGGCCTTCGGTAATGTCAACCCGCAGCAGGGAAAGTATCACGATCCCATGGACCCAGAGGCTTTGAAGGACATCCAGCCTCAAGGGCCAGAGCAGCCAGAGTTTGGGGACTTTACTACTGAGGACCAACGCCAACAGCCAGGAATGCAGACCGCTCCCACAGGCAGACGTAGGCTGATCTATGTGCGAGTGTTCCCCGAGGCGTTAGTGCAGATCATGCGATACGAGCAGAACATGGCGAGTCCACGCTTTGGACAGCCTACCATGTATCGCATCACGCTCAATGACCCCATGCAGAACCAGACGGGAGTGGGACTGCCTCTAAGCACCATTGAGGTCCACTACTCGCGGGTTATTCACGCTGCTGATTTGGGAGCTAATGCCGGATCTAGTGAAATCTTCGCTCCTCCTCGCATGAGGCCGGTGCTGAACAACCTCATCGATCTACAGAAGATCTATGGAGCTTGCGGGGAAGGCTACTGGAAGAACGCTTTCGCAACGCTGGCAGCAGAGACACATCCTCAACTCGGTGGAGATGTTACTCTGGACGTAGAAGCCATGCGGGAGCAGATGAAGAAGTGGAGAGATAGCCTGGATCGTGTGCTGGCAGCTACGGGCGTCACTTGGAGGACTATCAGCCCGCAACTGATTGATCCCAATAGCTACGTGCAGAATCACCTGACTGCCATTTGCATCAAGCTCGGCTGTCCGTTGCGAGTGTTCATGGGCAGCGAACAAGGAGTGTTGGCCGCGAGCCAGGACTCGTACTCTTGGGGATTGCGAGTTCAAGAGCGTCGCAAGAACTACCTGACTCCTCGGCTAATCGTGCCGTTGATTGACAGACTCATCACCGTAGGCGTGCTGCCTGCTCCGCAAGAGTCGTACATGGTCAACTGGAACGATGAGCAGAAGCTGACTCCTCAGGAGCAGGCGAGCATCGGTGGAGCAATCACTGGAGCGATGGCAACCTACATCAGTGGCCAAGTTGACCAACTGATTGAGCCTGTGACCTGGATGACAGAGGTTCTGGGCTGGAATAGGGAGAAGGCTCAGTCTGTGGTAGATGCCACGATGGAGCATATCCTCAAGCAGCAAGAGCAGCAGGCGATGCAGGGGCAGCAGATGATTGACCCCATGACGGGTCAGCCCATGCAGCAGGACGAGATGGGACAGTTCATTGATCCCAATACGGGCGAGCCTGCTCCGACAGATGAGATGGGCAAGCCGATGGTGATGGATCCCAATACTGGACAACCGATGCCCGCTCAGCCTCAGTCGCCACAAGAGAGCCAAGGCCCGCTAGGGGCAGAGGCTTCAGAGGCCGCTCAGGTTAGCCAAGAGATGGATCCTGGAGTTGAGGCACCAGAAGAGCAGATGGAACCCGAGGAAGAAGAGTTGCCCACAGACCCCGACTCTGGGTTGATGATCGACGAGGAAGCAGGACTAGCTCTTGATCCAGAGACAGGTGACGTGTACGACATAGAGACTGGAGAAGTAGTAGGGAACGTGAACGATGATGAGCAATATGCTGACGAGTTTGATCAGGAGCAACCGGATCAAGAAGATGGTTCTGAACTGGAAACTGAAGAACCCGAGGACGGCTTTGAAGACATGGAAGGTGATCAAGAGCTTGGTCAAGAAGACCCGATGGAAGAAGCCCAGGAGCCAGAACATCAGATAGATCCAGAAACGGGTCGCATCGTTAACCCTGAGAATGGCTATCAGCTTGATCAGGAAACGGGCGACATCTACACACCTGAAGGCGAGTTGTGGGGAAATATCAATGACGAGGATGACCAGGAAGAGATGGAATAGAGCCAAGTGGCTAGGGATGCTAGGACGCGATCAGGAGGAGCTCCACCAACGCGAAAGGTTAGAAACGGGACAAGACCCGGACGAGTACACGATCTGGCACGTTCTGTGCCCTGCCATACGAAAGGGCTGGACGAAAGCTATGGAGCGTGACAGAAGGGCCTATGGTCGTAGGCTGGCAGTTACGATTCAAGAAGTCTCTGGCAAATCGACATGAGCATCCTTCGCGTAGACCCCACTCGCACTACTAGACTTCGTCGTCAGTTCACTAGTGCGATTAACGTGCGGTTCACCATGTTCAAGAAGGACCTATTGCATCTGTTTCAGCATGGAATGCTGGGCATGGTCCGCCCTACCCTTAACGCCGAGTGGACCTTTCCCACAGAGCATAAGCTGCAAGAGCTCAAGCGATGGCTTCAGTTTAAGACTGGTCAGCTATTCCTAAAGAACTATATGGAGGACTCTGCACAGTCTTGGGTTGGGGAGTACATACAGCAGTCGTACCAGCGAGGCTTGAAGAGATCTTGGGGCGACTGGCGTAGGCCGACTCAGGTTATGACCATGCCTGGAGACGTAGGAGCTATCTTCCAGAAGGGTGGCGAAGCAGAGTTTATGCGGCAGTCTTTTGGTGGACCTATTCCTGTAGAGAAGGTAAGACTACTCTCAACACGCACCTACAGTGACTTGGCTAACGTCACAGAGCAGATGTCCGCACAGATCTCTCGAACTCTGCTGGACGGTGCTGTTAGTGGACTCAATCCCCGCAAGGTCGCCAAGCAACTGTCTAAGCTCGTAGACATGAGTAAGGGTCGGGCCTACATGGTCGCCCAGACAGAGACGATCAGGAGCTTTAACGAGGGAGCCTTAGATGGATTGGAGAACCTGGGAGCTAAGGCTGTAGGCGTGATGGTGGAATGGTCCGTGTCAGGGCTGGGCTACACCGAAAAGGGCTATCCTTCACCCTGCAAGAAGTGTGCCCCTTTGGCGGGACTGGTGCTGACCGTTGATGAGGCTAGAGGGATGCTGCCTCGGCATCCGCGTTGTCGGTGCAGTTTCATACCCGCGAACGTAGGAGAAAAGACCGCCAAGCAAGTCCGTGATGCTGAACGCATACGAGCGGCCATTGCCCGTTCTGCTAGTGGTGACACCCGTTGGATTGGAGCAAGTAAGACTATCTCTTCAGAAAGACCAGTGGAGGCCTCATGAGTGGAGTCAATGGATTTACACCCACGGAGCGTAGAATGCTAGAGCTCCTTAAGGACGGCAAGCCTCATAGAAGGGAGGAGTTGCACTCGTGCTTGCAGGATGAGCTTGCAGACTTGTCTGCGATACAGCCGCATATCTCAAACATCAGGAAACGTATCAGGAACCTTGGTGAGGAGATCGTGTGCGAGTTCTATCAGAGATCGTTGCACTACAGACACGTAAGGCTCCTTAGTTCTCCGTATGATGGTAGAGTTTAAGGCTTAGGCCAAAGGCTCTCATCCATTGATTGCTCAAGAACCCTAAGTTGGTATATTTGCATTATGAACATTCCACGAGAAATGTCTCCAAAGTCGTACAGGCTGGTTTCGTCAATTCTCCACAATGAATGGAGTGATGAAGCCCGGAAGAAGTCTGCCGAGTCTAGGAAGCGCAAAGCCCAACAGCGTGGATCTTGGTTAGGGTCTACAGCGAAGGCTGTGGGCAAGGCTGGGCTGATCGCCGGTGGAGTAGTCGCTGGAGGACTCCTTGGGGGAAGGATAGCTCCTAGAGTCTTCGGTAAGGGAAGACTAGCTAGGGTTGGAGAGAACCTCACCGGAAAGGTCGTCTACACCGTTCCGCCTAAGAACTTGGAAGGATTCGAGAAGTGGTCTATAGGGGCTGCAATTCCAGTCGGTAGGAAGCGGAGTCTAGGCTCGGTACTGGAAGAACAGGGCAAAAGAGCTGGACTCAGAGGAAGAGTTGCCAGAAGACTCAGTGCCATAGAGAAGTGGTTCGGGATCCCTGAACGACATTACGGTGTTGGCACTGACAAGGGTCACGTGACTCACTTCTCTCCGCATGGAGTAAAGAAGCACACCAAAGGTGAGTTCGGGGCCTACTGGTCTGAAAGAATGTCAGATCGCGAGCCTCGTAACATCTGGGTTGTGGACGAGGGTCTGGTAAGCGGAAAGAAGGGAAGTGTAAGGAAGGCAGAGCTCGCTGCGGTTAAGTCCAGGCTTGCAGCTAGGAGAAACTGGAGAGGCAGAGAACTTAGATGCCTTGGCAAGAAGAACTGCGAGACCTTCGCTAGAGAGATCTCCAGCGGCAGAAAGCAGTACAAGAGCCGATTGGCTCTTACAGGTGCAGCCGGAATCGCAGGTGGTGGAACCACTGGTGGAGCGGTCACTGGAGCCGCTACCCTACTCGGCGGGAAGAAAAAGAAGGACTCCAAGAGAAGGATGGTCAGAAACGTCCTACAAGTGATCAACGGTGGTCCAGGCTCAGGCTTCCGTGGGCACAAGGGAAGACCGGGTCAAAGGGGTGGGTCAGCTCCGGAAGGTGGCGGAATGCTGGGATCGACTACTTATAGACCAGCTTCGCTTCCATTGTCAGAGTCTCCTCAGGCTCGAGCCAAGCGAATTAAGCTGATCTACACTAAGGCCTCTAGACTGGCCGATGTGTACGGGGATCATGCGAACAAGCTCGAGCAGAAGAGGCGCAGCAAGCTCCTTCCGCTGAACAGGCGAGAACTGATCGATCTGTTGGAAGCCCACAAGAACGCTGCTGACAACTTCCGGGCGAGTGCCGAGCAGTCTACCTTGGTCAAGAGATTCACTCCCGAGCAGCAACTCCAACGCTTGGAGCAGGCGAGTCGTCACGAGGAGATGGCAGCTAAATACCTCAAGAGGCTAAACCGTGAGATCCCAGGTAAGGACTTCGTTAAGGCTGTGGGCAAGACATTCCTCGGAGAACTGGTTGGGGATCTTCCTTCAGAGATTGGTCGCATGGGTGCGGACATCACTAGGGAATCGATCCGAGGCGGCTTCAAGTCTTTGGTCGGTAAGAGCCCTTCGCTGGGCAAGTTTGGAGAGGGTGTCTTTAAGGGTGGAAAGGCCAAGGCCGAGGAGTACAAGAATTCAATCCTAGAAGGCGGAAGGATTAGGGACAAGTCCAAAATGCTGAGAGCCGCCATGGAAGAGGTCAAGAGGCTTCAAGCTATCGACAAGAACATCAAGAAGCAACTCCATGCTCTTGGTGGTCGGGTCAGTCGAGGCAAGCCTAAGTCAGCTTCCGAGAAGCCGAAGCAATTCAGTGCAGACGCTATTCGGAAAGCTCTAATCGAGGCCGCTAATCAGAAGCTGGCTGATGCCGAAGAGAGGGTTCTGGCCTCGAATGAGTTCACAGCCCTGGTGTCTAACCTTGAAGGTCAGGTGCGTCGGGAAACGCTGCACGACCGCGAGTATCTAGTGGCACCCCTAACGATGATCGTTCCAGGCGTCTTGGCAGGAAGCAAAGGCCCACTTCTATACCCAGAAGAGGAAGTTGCTAAGAACCCGAGCGCCTGGAACGGTATGCCCATCGTGGTCAATCACCCGATGAAAGACGGGATGCCGGTAGAGGCTCGCAACCCTGCCATCCTCAATCAGTACCAGATCGGTACTGTCTTCAACACCAAGTACAACGGCAAGCTCGTAGCTGAGGGCTGGTTCGACGTGGACCGCACTCGCAAGACCAACATCGGCATCTACGAGCAGTTGGTCAACAACCGGCCGATTGAGTTGAGTACGGGTCTGTACACGGACAACGAGTCCTCTGAGGGAACCTGGAACGGTCGCCCTTATAGCTACGTGGCTCGCAACTATCGCCCGGATCATCTGGCGATCTTGCTGGGCTCCAAAGGTGCTTGCAGCATTAAGGACGGCTGTGGAGTGCTGATCAACGAAACTGATCCCGTAACCAACATCGTCCAGAAGACTGGTGGAGGCTACAAGCTCGTCAGCCATAAGGGCAAGAACCTCGGCACGGCCAAGACTAAGGCTGGTATCCTCAAGCGTGAGCGTCAGGTGGAGTACTTCAAGCACGTGAGAAACGAAGTGCGAGAAGTGATAGACCTCATCAACAACGGTCCCTATCGTGCTGCCGCAGGAAGCTTGTGGAAGGCTGTCAAGTTAGGTGGTGGTCAGGCCATTAAGGACGTGCTGGGAGTTGCCAAGAAGACATCTAAGACTAGAAGGTTTATCAAGAAGTTCCCGAAGACTTCTACAGCCGTAGCTGCCGGTGGAATCGGTTATGCTGCTGGAAAGCGTAAGAGGAGCCAGACGAACAATGCCCTCAAGGCTGGGATCGTAAACATACCCTTCATCAGCAAGAACCGTGCCAAGGCTCGGCGTCAAGTCGCTGGCTTTGCTGGAGGGGCGGCTGCTGGAGCCTATGGCACAGTCAAGGGTGCTGCTATAGGAACCGCTGTAGGTGGACCAGTTGGAGGGATTATAGGAGGGGCTGCTGGTGGTGCGACTGGAGCCTGGGGCGCTCGCAAGATTGCCAAGAGACTTGGCGGTAGCAGTGCTGAGTCCGGTGCAGACCTGGGAGGCCTAGCAGGTACGTTCGCTCCCATAGGTTCTGGGGCTGCTAGAGCCGCTGGAGCAGCCGTTAAAGCTTCCAGAACCAAAAGGATTATCGGCGGTGCTGGAAGATTGGGTGCAGATTATGCAGCTTATGAGGGAACTACTAGAGGTCTGGATAAGCTGGCTTCAAAGTTCAGCAGACGTAGGAAACGCTCTGTGGTAAGTAATGCCTGGACTGAGGAAGCCCGCCGCAAGTCGCTAGAGACCCGTAGGCGTCATGCTGTAGGTGGAACTGATATTGGATTGGGGATAGCTGGCGGCATGGCTGTGGGAAAGATTGGGTCGAAACTGGTAGAGCCTGAAATCGACGCAGCGGTGGACAGAATCCGACAGGCTATCATCAGGTCTTTTAAGGATGTGAAGAGGAATCCGGGTCTTGGTCGTAGAGTGATCAGGCTTCTCAAGTCAATCAGGAGAGTCTAAGTGACTACTGTAACCATCAACAACGCTCAGCAGCGAGAGATCGAGTCTCGTATGCTGATGAAATCTCTTACGATCAACATTCCTGGATATGCCCCTAAGAAGCGTGGACTCGTTCGTCGTACGTTAGGGGCTGGATTAGGAGCAGTCGGCGGTGGCATCAAAGGAATGATGGGTGGAGCGGTCAAGGGTGGTACAGTTGGAGGACTTGGTGGTTCGATGGTTGGAGCGGCTCCTATGGGAGCCACTGCTGGAGCTCTTGGTGGTGGTGCCATTGGCGGAATTCGTGGAGCCATGCGGGGGGCTGCTTACGGAGCTCGTAAGTTCTCGAAACCTAAGGTCATTTATCAATAGCGGGAGAAGCACGATGCCCACAACGGTAACGATCAACAGATCGGAACAGCAGCGAGTTGAGAACCAACTTGTTGCTAATGGACTTGCTAAGGACATCGGTCATGGATGGTCCTTCAGCAGGGACTTGATAAAGTCTGGAATAAAGAAAAGACCACGGATGGTCGATCCAAACCTGGGGTTCTCTGTGGGGTTTGAAGGTCACCGTCTGAAGGAAGCTATCAAAAGGCATCCAAAGACGACCGCAGGCGTTGCTGGAGTAGGAGCTGGTCTGGTTGGTGCTGGCTATCTTGCAGGGAAGAGGAAAGGCAAAAAGAAAACCACCAACAACGAGGTTTTGATCAACCACTCCGAGCAGCAACGAGTTGAGCGGCAGATGTTGATCAATCAACTGTCACAGAACTACCAGCCAGTGGAGATGATCGACAATGCCTCCATAGGAAAGATGGTGAAGGGTGGTAAGGCAATGGCCCGGCGAGGATTTAAGAGGTTGTCCTCTGGAGTCCAGTCATTCAAGACTGGAAGTGAGGTTGGCACCAAGTATGGCGCGAAGGCTAGAAAAGGTATAGGAAAGTCAAGCACTCCTGCCAGCTACAAAGCTGGGGTGATCTTTGGATCCACCGCTGGAAGGGCTGGAAAGGCTGCTGCAATCCAAGCCAAGCGAGCCGGGCTTAGAGCGAAGAAATTTGCTAAGAGCCCTGCTGGAAAAATGACTGGAGTAGGTGCGGCGGCTGCTGGTGGAGCCGCTTTTGGAAGTACGGTTAGTAGCCGCGCTCGTCGCAAGAAGGCTAGAAACGATTATTGACCAACAATTCACAGACGACCATTGTTGGCTCGTCTAAACGTTCGTTTACAAGGAGAGCCTAAATGGCCAGAATGACTTTGAACCAAGCAGAGAGGCGAGAGTTGATCTCGTCAATGGTCACCAACTGCGCTGGTTGGGACAAAGAGGACTTGGACATTCTTCACAACATGAGCGACGACAAGCTCTGGGTCCATGCCCGAGGCTGTGCGCAGTTGATCGCCAATGAGGAAGAAGACGCCGGTGACCTTAGCGACGAAATCGAACCCTCGGCTGCGACAGAGTTGGAAAGCTCTGCCACAGAAGGGCTTGAGGATGAAGAGGTTGATGGCAATCAGGGTGAGCAAGGTCCACCCGCTGTGGAGCCTGACGCCGAGACCAAGGATCAACCCAAGAAGTGTTGGGATGAGGAAGGAAACGAGACCTCTTGCCCCGAAGAAACGGCTGATGGTGAAAACGTGACTGAAAACCAATACCTGAACTTTCTGCCGCCTCGTATCCGCAGCGTGGTCGTCAACGCCATCAAGTTTGAGCAGGCCCAGAAAGCTCAGTTGGTTGGTTCCATCACGGCCAACAGTCGCAACCGCTTCAGTTCTCAGTACCTGATGCGCATGAGCTTGGACGAACTCCAGGCTCTGGCGGATCTGGCCTCGCCTCGTCGTTCGAATCAGCTTTATGTTGGAGCCGCTGGCGGTCCGGTTCTCAACCAGTCGGACGTTGACCGCGAAGACATTCTGACTGTTCCGACTCTCGAGTTCACCATGAGCTCGAAGGGTTGAGTAACAATCGCCAAACAAAGGAGGTTCTACAATGGGTGCTGTTGACAGTCACAACACGATTGTGTTGACTCCGGCTCCGGCTGGACGATTTCTGGAGGGTCTCCTGGACGTAACCACGTCCTTGAAGCCTGGACACTTGATGGCCATCAAGGCGGCTACCGAGCCGGTCGGTGGTCGTCACACCTGGACGAAGTATGAAGGCACTGCTGGTCATCGCACACTGATTGCGATTCTGCTGGAAAACGAGATGGTGGGACTCACCTGCGAAGACGCCATCAGCGACGGTCAGCGTATTCGCCTGTACTGTCCGATTCCTGGAGATGAGTTGCTGGTTCGCGTTAGTGCCGCTGGTACGGGTACTGGCGATGCCTTGGCCATTGGAGATAAGGTGATTGCCTCTAACGATGGAACGTTTAAGGCCAACACTGGCTCTCCAGAGTCTGAGCCGTTCATTGTCATGGAGACAGTGGCAGACGTGACTGCGTCTCCTGGTGATCTGGTTCACGTGATGTTCACAGGATTCTAACTGATCAGCTCCTCATGCTGACGTCTCTTTTTAAGGAGGTTTGAAATGTTTGTTGATTCCTTTGTTCAGAATGAGGGCTGGTCCGGTGATTCGCTGGGCAGCGCCCTCGAACTCGTAAGGGACCGTGGGACCATTTGGGATCCAGGTCTCATGCGACCGTACCTGGACAGTAAGGGCCGAGCCTGTGTGACAGTGAACACAGGTCGCAAGGCCCCTCGCAGGGACGAGCGCGGTGGTGGATTCATTACCAACGAGCATGGGATGCCCAAGATGTTTCCCATTCTCGAGAAGCAACTGATCTCCGAGCGTGCCGCTCGAGGACTGGCAGTTCCAACGGTCAACGCAGGCAACCTGCTCACGAAGGAAGCCTGGGTGATGTTGGACAACGCGGTCCTGGAAGCTGCACGGAATCGCCTGCGTGCTTGGGCAGATCTTCGCGCTGCCAACACGTATGGTGGTTTCGACGGGATGGCCAATCCCATCCTGGAGTTCGAACGAGTGACGGACGTGGGTGAGGCCGTAGAAGACATGGACGGCATGACCGAGGCCCGCTCGTTTGCTCCGAAGTTTGACTTGCAAGGAATGCCCTTGCCGATCACGCACAGTGACTTCTTCCTGTCGGCTCGCTTCTTGGCCGTCAGCAAGAACAAGTCACAGCCCATGGACACCATGCGTGCGGAGATGGCTGGACGCCGTATTGGTGAGCGTATTGAGCAAGTCACTATCGGTTCAGCAACAGGGATGCTCTATGGTGAGGCCGCTGGCAGTCGCTACACTTATGCGAACGACAGTCAGGTCTACGGCTATATGACCCATCCGGATCGGTTGACGTCCAGTGGACTCACTACTCCTACTGGATCCAACGGTACGACCATTTTGGGTGATTGGCTGTCTATTCGTGAAACGATGTACACGAACAAGTTCTTTGGCCCGTACATCGTGTACACGTCCACGGATTGGGATCAGTATCTGGACAACCTGTTCAGCACGACTGAGCCGAGTGCGGGCACGTTGCGCAAGCGATTGCTGGAGATCTCTGATATCCAAGACATTCGTCGCTTGGATTATCTCACGAGTGCCAGCTATCCCTTCACAACGATCTGGGTCCAAATGACTCCAGAAACAGCACGGGCTGTCAACGGTATGGAGATCACCACTGTTCAGTGGCCCTCCATGGGTGGCATGCGCTTGAACTTCAAGGTCATGTGCATCCAGGTGCCGCAGATTCGCTCTCGCTTCACTGGTCCCAACACGACCACGGCGAAAGCTGGTGTCTGCATTGGTACTCACACTTCGTAGTCCCCTTCCAAGCGCGCTGAGGGTTGAGAGAATGGGCTCAGCCCTCAGCGCTTTTACTTCCTAGGAGCAGCCATGTCCACAGTACAGCAAGAATACCGCTATGCTTTCAAGCTCAAGAGCGGATCTCA